GCAACTTCTTGCTGCATCTATTGTATCAAATAGAAATTCCTTTGCTTTTGCTTTTACCTTATAAGTCATAGTAATTTGTTGTGAATGGTTTGTAGCATCTCTTTGTGTTCTGGGTAATCCCCAAACTTTATATGGCAAGGGCGGCAGACCGCCATAAGGTTCTCAATAGTATCCTTTGACTTACTGCCTCCACTTTTTCTGTTTTCTATGTGGTGGATGTCTACGGCTCTTGCGCCACAGACCTCACACCCGATAAAGTCATCCAAGACATAACCGAAGTAGTCCATATATATCTTGGTGTGCTTTTTCATAGTTCTCCTACAATCGTGTAGTTGTTAATCATCTCTTGGATTTCATCCAATGGTCTATTCTCAAAGAAGTCGTGGTACTGTTGCAAAGCAAAGAATACCTTCTCCTCACCCTTGTTGTAGAACTCCTCACTTACCGAGTAGACACCTACATCACAAGAGAGTTTGTCTATTACCAGAAACTTAAACTTGGTGTAGTCTACATTGAATAGTCGGCAGTAGATATATACTTGTACATCGTAGGAGTATTTGTGTCTTGCAGAATACACAAAGTTGCGTAGGTCACTCGTAGTCTTCAGGTCTACGATAGTACCATCGTTCTTTAAGATGTCCGCCTTCCCTCTAAAGGGATAGCCCTCTATGTTGTCTACCGCAGGAATCTCAAATTGAGAGTCCCTTAATAGTTCAACTGCCTGTTCATTCTTGAAGAGGGCTTCAGCCATACGCTCTGCAAGTTGTCTCTCCTTCTTGGTGTATAGGATGTGCTTGGGATATTCAGCACTCATCTCTTTCCACTTCTTGGTAGTCTTGGTAGTGACATCAGCAAAGACAAGTTCATTTATCTTGTGAGGCTCTAATACCATCATATGGATTAGCCTACCATCTCGTAGTGCTTGAGAGTTGGTCTCCTCACCATACTGCATTAGGTTGTAGTAGGTTCTTGGAGAGTCCAGAATCTTCTTTAGGTTAGATGAACTGAAGGCTACCTTACCCAAGTAACCGTAGTAGAAGTCATCTCCTTCAGCTTGTTGAACAAGCCAATCTTGTGCGTGGGTTTCCCCATTGAGCATTGTGATTTGTTTTGACATAGGTGTTTATTTTATCGGGTTAACCCCATTCCTTGAATAAAGCGTTGACCCTTATCGTAGTCAATGCCCTTGATGAGTCGGTAGATAAAGGCAGATGCTCTACGGATAGATTCCATCTCCGCTTTGCTTGTGTCCATTCCTGTATTTTGATACATCTGGGCATCTATGTGCAAGAGTTGGTCAATAGTCTCTTTGTCCGTTAAGGCTTCTTCAAATACTATTTGTGCCTTTAGTATGGCTTCAGTGTGATTCATCATTGTTGTAGATTGATTTGTCTTGTAATTATATCATCATCCTCTTCCGAGCCACATTCACAAGCAGAGTGAGTCTGCTCACATTCTCGGCAGCAGTCACAATGCCATTCGTGGTCACTATACTCTCCGCATATATGACACCAACCTTCTTGTGACTCTTGGTGTCTTGCGAGTTCCCAATCCAAGTAATCCATTATACAGGCAGATTAAAAAGGTTCTCAATCAACTCGTACAACGCTATCATAGCAGTAATTCCGATTGCTACCAGAAGGTAAGCAGCACCTCCATAAACGAGGTTCTCTTTGAGGGTGTAAGTCTTTTTAGACATAATGTAAGGTGTTTTAGTTTATGCTAATATAAACAAAATAATTAACACCAAACACTTTGCATTATTTTTTTTCTTTCCATTGAGTATAGCAAACTGCAAGGCGTTGTTCCTTATCTGGGAACTCACCCTTTAGTTCTCCCATACATCTGCTGATGAACTCTTGTTGGGTCTCTTTTGCTTTAGGAGTTGGGATTGGCATTTAAATCTATTTTTTGAATGAAACATTGTTGATTAACTAATGAGGTAAGTGGAGGTATCCACCCCAATGCATTGTCATCACCTGTAGCAGAATTACCTACTACCTTGTAAGTAACCTGCTCCAAGTGGCTTAACAAGCCTTTACGCTCAAAGAGATATGCCGATACGGATTCATCTCTTACAAGCATATAGACATAGTACAATGCTTTAGAGGCTCGGATTCCAGAATCCTCATCCTTATTTGTGTTCTTGAACTCTATGTACAGATTAGGCTCTTCAGGGGTGTTGCGCCTCGCAGCCCACCAATATGCCTTCTCATCATACTTAACCTCAAAGGTATATATGCGATTGCTATGTTCACTCTTTACATCCCAATCATAGAACTTCTTCTTGGGTGCAGTAGTTATATTGTAGTGTCCCTTGTTTTCAAGGTGGGTACACCACAAGCCTTCACCTATATCTCCTTTAATGAAACTCATTCAAGTCTGTTTGCTTAATTAAGGTGTTGGTATCGTAGAAAGAGAAAGTACCACCACTATACTCAACACGATAGCCACTATAAGAGTCATTGAGGCTAAAGCGGTATTCCTCCCCTCCGTGTCTTGTAGTAATTCCTTTACCTTGTTCATATTCTTTTATTTCGTGTCCTTGAGACCAGAGCCAAGCAAGAAGTAACTTACTGACCTTCGTACTCTCCATACACCATTTGCAAATCAGAAATGTGTCGCTTCCACTCCTTTGGGTTACAAGTGCAAGGCACATAGTATTTGTGTTGGAAGATTCGTGCGTGAATACGAGATAGTTCCTCGTGGTAGATAGGTCGTAGTTCACGACCATTAAACTCCTGAAAGAACCCTTTCAAGAAGTTGTATTCACTCTCCTCAAGACACAACGGTTGAGTCTTCTTTGGGAACAACTTATTGAGCTTCTCCTTACGAGCATCACACCCACAATCAATACCTGTGAGTTCAGCAAAGGTGTCTACTACTTTCTTGATTCCTGTAGCCTTTGTGATTTTCTCAATGTCATCTCCTAAACCTTTAGATGCGCTCGGCTTCGCCATTTTGGAAGTCTTCGTAGTCTTCCCCGATTTCTTCTCGGACATATTCTTTGGATTTTTTTAGTGTATCAAATATGGAGAACAGACTGATGCCTGTCTCTTTTTCTATATCCCTCATTGACATATCGGTGGTGTGGTATATCTCAAACATCTTTTGGTCATACCAATGTTGGTCTTCCATCACCTCCCATACCTTGTCAATAAGGCGTTCAAACCCTTCGGCTTGTTCTATATCAAATAATTCTTCTTCTTGGTCGTACTCTACCATATCCCCCGTGAAGACAAGGAACTCTTTCTTCTTTTGGGCTTGGCGTACCATATTGCGAATAGTGACCCATACAAACAACTTGTTGGGTTCACCCTTGTACATTATGCGCTCTGGGTCTTCTATGTACCTGTTCAAGCGGATGTACATCTCTTGCACAACATCTTCAGCGTAGTCTCCTGCGCCAAAACTATGTGCCATCTTCAGCCACTCCTTATGCTTGGTTGCTAAAAGATTAAGTACGGTCATTGCCTTCAGTTACCCAAGTCAATACAAAAGCAAAAACCCCAAAGCACAACTGCAAGGAGTGGTACTTGGGGTCTTCATAATCATCATTCATCTCGGAGTTCCAATAGTTAATACCTACCAGAAATCCTGCAAGGGGTGCTATGTCAAGTGCAAAGTTCATTTTGATGTAAGCGGTTTATTTCCTGTTCTTTAAGATACAACTTTTCACGAGTTTCTAACAACTCCTCCCTCAAGTTATTAACACGAACTATCAACATAGCATTTTCTCTTGCAAGGCTCTGCTCAAAAGTCTCATCTCCTCCTTGTAATCTCTTAACGATGTCACAGGCATCTTGGTAGAATCTTGGGTAGGCTCTATCGTATCGTAAGTTCGTGTCGTGCCACTTCGTTGCGTGGATAACCGTAGCGTGGTTCTTCTTGGTTACTCGTGCAATCTCCAATGTAGAGAACAAATCTCGTGCCGCAACCATAAACGCAAACCTTGCCATAACATTCTTATGTTGCCTTGATGGAGTGATGTGGTTGATTCTAATGTATTCGTTGTACTCTTCTTGTAATAGTAATTCGGTTGGTCTCATTTTAGATTTTCGTTAAGGTTATCTAATCTACTTTCGTATTGCTTAATTAGTTCAGCTTGTTTTCTAATGGTTAGTTTAAGGTCGCTATTCTTTGCTTCCGCATCCCATACCATATGTTGTACATCCTCTACCATTTCTATAGCAGTAGACATAGCCGTATAGATACTTAATAGGTCTATGAAGATGTCCATCTCGTATCCGTTGTTCGTGTCTTGTGGTTTTAGGGCGTGGGCGATGTTCATCAAGTCACTATTCTTCTGGCGTAACCATAGAAGAGCAATGCTCTTACTTCCTCCCCTCCAATTGTAATTATCTTCCATCTTAAAAAGGTAAGTTACTTTGTTTCTTCTCCTTCATACAAATTAGATTTTCTCCGTGAATCTCAAAACCTACATTATCAGGCAAACTACGAAATCTTATTGGTTCATCCATAGGAGTAGGTCTACCACCTGTCTCTACCTCCTTTACCTTTCTTATGTGTACTTGGTTGTACATCCATTCAGTAGGGTGTTGAATATAACGATGGATGACCACAAAGTCATCAGCTCGGTTCACAAACTTACCTCCTCCTTCAATATCAGCAGAACTTGGTGGAATAGGGTGACCTGCATACTCGTGTCCTGCTGCGTGTTTCATACGCAAGGCAGAAGTTACTGCGTGAGTGTTTAACCAGATGCTCACATCGTGTTGCTTTGCCCATTGTCTAAAATGGGTAGCCACCTCATAGTCGTACTCGTGACCTCCAAGAGTTGAGAACATATCCTTGTCCTTTACTAATGAGTTGTAAGGGTCAATCAAGAAACCATCAAAACCCTCTTGGTGATAGATGTCAGTAGCCTCCTCAATTAAATCCTTATAGGTGTACATCTTCTTATCGGTGTCTATGATGATGAAGTACCTCTGGATTAAGTCTTGAGCCATATAGAACTCATCCTCTTCTATCTTGTTGATGGGCTTACCCAAGAAGAACTCCGATATTTTCTTTACCAACGATACAGGCGTGTTCTCGGAACTAAATACCAACCATCGGATGTCGTTGACTATAGATTGGAGGAGCATCATATACAAGGTTACGGATGTCTTCCCGACATTGGCGTGTCCAAGTATCACATTAAAGTTTCCTCGCTTGAAACGAAAGTGGGCATCCAAGTTCCATTGACCGAACTTTAGCCCTTCCTTGACTTTGCCGTTTCGCACATCATCAAGTTTACCGAACACATCGGCATAAGATATTTTTGACATAGAGTGTTTAAATTAGGTCTTGAAATATAGGATTTGTTTGTGAATTAAGTATAGGAAATCTTGTACTTATAACAAACATCTCTAATGCCTTCCTTAATTCTTTCTTACAAAATAAAAGACCAATCTTATAAACCTCTTTTTTATTAATATGTTGTTTCACTCTTTTCTTTATACATACAGATTCTCCAACATATACTAATAATGCATCTACATCATATAATAAATAAACACCACTTTGTTTATTATCAATATCTTCTATGGATTTAGGGTTGTCTAAAAACACCCCTCCTTTTAATCCATAATTAAAATCACCTTCTAATTCATCAAACAACGAGACAAAATCTAATTGAGCAGTATTATTATCATAATTCTTTAAATCAGCCTGTAATTCTGTATAGCGAATAAAATATGTAGAGGCACTCTTGTCACGATACTGTAAGGCATCATTGATTCGTTTTTGTAGATTTTTCTCTCTATTTTTTTTTCGCTTAATAGATTTTAAACGAGTTTCAAAAACTTGTTGTCTTGATTCTTTCATAGTGTTTTGGTTTTAAAAAGGGAGGGCAATGCCCTCCCCTAATTATTAGAATGGTAAACCATCTTGGTCTACAGGTTGTGATTCCTCACGCCCTTGAAAGTGTTGCTGATGAGTTGCTTGGGCTTGGGCTGCGCCCTTCTTCATTACCCAATCAGCAAAGGTCTGTGCATTCGCAATGACTTGTTGAGGCGTACCTCCCAACTCGGCTGCTGCTTTTAATGCGGTTTGTCTAATAATGCTCTCATCCTTTGAGGTGGTTGAACCTCCAGAAGTGGTAGGTGCATTATTTGCATATTGAGGGTTAACAGGCTTTACCGTGTAGTAGGTCTTGCCGTTGTACTCTCTTGGAATGTAATCGTAAGTAGCCTCTTGACCTACTACGAACTTGTTTTGATTCGGGTCTTTGGAATTGTACTTCCCATTATCTCCGTTCTCAAATGTTACATAGAACCCATAAAGTGTTCCATACTGCCCTTGATAAGGCTCTCCTGCGGACTTAATGTCCTTGACAATAGATGTTTTAGTCATCGTATTTAAATTTAGTTAATAGTTCAAAGTTAATTAAAATGTTTATTTAAAAAGAGAGGTTTGAGAAATATAAGGATTTATTCTCTTTTGTGCGTATTCACATTGCTTATCGCTTATCTCGCTACCTATGTAATTGTGTCCATCAATAATACAAGCTACTGCCGTTGTGCCAGTTCCCATAAAAGGGTCGTATACCAAACTGTTTGGTTTAGCATACATATTCAACAAAGTACGAACCAATTTTGTACTATATGTAGCTTTATTCAAATCAGTAGAACCATCATTGTTAGGGGCGGCTATGAAATTATATACATTCTCGTAAATAGCTTGACCGCTTTCTCTTTCTTTTAGCTTTTTTTTATTGCAATTAAATGTGTGAAACTCATCTTTTCTACAAAAAACATATATGTACTCTACTATTCTTGTAGTCTTGTTATGTGATACATTGTTAGGGGTCGCTGATTTCTTTTTCCAAACAATAATATCTGCCAATGTAAAATCACTTTTGCGTATTATATCAGCAACCACAAGGCTCATTAGTATGGTGTTTTCTGTGCCATAACTCATATTATATAATACCACACCATTCTCTATCAAGCAGCGTTCAAACTCCTTAAACATAACAAGAGTCCAATCTATATATTCTTCATTACTCATACCATCTTTATATAAATCGTATCCTCTGTCAGTAGAGTTTGGTCTTATTATATTATAAGGAGGTGAGGTTATTATTAAATCTATTGAACGAGACTCTATTCTACTCATAGTCAATAGATTTGATTCATTGTAAATGACATTAGTCTTCACTTAATACAGGATTTATGAGTTCAACTTCAACTTCACAATAATTCCTTTCAACATCCTTGTCATAGCGGATAGTGAGCTTGTGATAGTATTTAGGACTGTCATCAGGAATCCATCCGTTAG